CTCATCCTGCTTGTACAATGGATTTGCCTTATAGGAATCGACACTCGTTGAGATGATGTGAACGATGAAATCTGCATCTTTGAACTCCTTGGTATAGGAAGGAACGATGATATGGAATGGATCAATTGCCTCAAACTCAATGCGCTTCTTGTCCTCGTTCCAGATTACCTTTGACACGCCACGTCCGTAGAGCAACAAGTTGTCAATTACGGAAACAATCTCTTTCTGAAAGTTTGTACGCTCACGCATATTGTAATCAAACCAACGCTCGGCTGATACGGTCAGCGGTGTCAACTGCTGGCGCATCGGTACAAAGCTGGAAAGAATGTCGTTGCCAATCGCGCTGTTGACGAAGCTTGGCTTCAGCTTCTCAATCGCTGTGTCAATTAGCTGAACGTGGAGATCTGCTGCTGTAGGCCAAGGCTTGACCTTACGGCGTACGCCAAAGTAGCGAGCTTGATAGAACAACCGTTGGCGGTTCTCCCAAGTCTCTCGCTGGTTAAGCGCATCAATGATCCTTGTATAATAATCTGTACGGCGTGTATCTTTGGCGTTCATTTTTGTCTTTCTCTGCTCAATTCAAATGACAGATCGTTGACGTAATGCAAAGCACGCTTGGCCCAAGCGCGTATTTTTGGATCAGCAGTACGGATAGAAGAATAGTTTTCATCTCGCATTAAAGACTCAACTGCCCCCGTTGTTTGGGTTACTGGTGTCGTTGTTGCGCAACCACCAAGACTCACCACGCAGATCACGCTCAATAGCTTTGCGATTCTTGCGCCAATCGGCTTCAAGGTTTTGTGTTCGCTTTTCTTTCCAACCTGGAATGATGCGAAACACGGCTGCGATGATCTCAAGGATTGCACGCAGCACAAATAAATTATTTAATATTTAACCCGACTGTCTTTAGGAAGTTTACGATCTTTTCCAAGATCGAATCATCCGCTGGGGTCGGTGTGAGTTTAACAATGATGCGAGCAGCGAGAACGATGCCACCAACAGCGGCTACGATCTCTTGCCAATTTGAAGTAATCCAATTCCAGATATTCATAGTGTTTATCCTCCTGGGTCAAATCCAGCCATGACGGGATCGTGGGATACCATCATTTCTTGAAGTGACTTCCAAGTTGGACGCTCTATCTGAAATGTCAAGTCAAGACCTACATTTGTGCTACTGAGGCATAAGGCCAGTGCGTCAGCTCTGTCGGGTGATGCTATGCCTCTGGCACGCATTGAGTCCTTGGATTCCACGCCAAGCTTGCCCTTGCTATTGGTGATTGTACGCCTGCAAGTCAACTGCGCGGTCAAGTCCTCATCCTCTGGCAGTATAATCTCAGCATCCTCAATCTTCTTTGCCATCCCATACCACATCTCAGCAGACCGATTGGTATAGGCGTTGTTGTCATAGGCAGTAGCCCCAAAGTTCACGCGATTGACTGCCCATCCAGACTCGGCCAAGGCATCGCACATGACCATCCCCATCCCGCTTGCGTCAGCGTAGATGTTGTTGGCTTCTAGCCCAGCCTTCTTAAATTCGACTATAAACCTGCCAACCGCTGCCATCGTGTCTTTCTCACGCCAAGCAATCATAGGTAGAATCTTGTTGCCATCGCTGATACAAATGACGTTTTGATCGCCACCCGCTGCAAAGTCCACGCCTGCTATGCGTACACCTGGCTTGAATCTGGGTGGCGTGTTGTAGCAGTTCTGTAGCTGGGTGAGGTTGATAACTAGGCTTTCCAGCCCTATGTCAACAAACTCGCCGTAGATCATGGATCTGGTCAGCGGGTGCTTCTCGCCGTATCGCTGGATTACCTCATCAATCTGAGTTTGCGTTATGTGCGGACAGTCAAACGCTGTGACTGCGTGCTTCGACCACATATTGGCTTCCTTAGTAAACGCTCGATAGAACGCACCGCTAGTCCCGCCTGGGCTGGATGCGATTAGCAAGCGGGTTGGTTGACATCGGCTGATAGCCTCAAACAGCGGGTCGGCTACGGTCTTGGCTTCGTCAACTACCATTAGCAATGGATGGTATTCGTGGTCCTCTGCGTGCCAGCCTTCAGCACGCCCAGGATCAGTCGCTGAGTAGCCTATAATGCGTGATGTGTTGCCGTTGGGGTGGAGGTAGCGGATCTCGCCAGATGTCACTTCCCACGCGCCACCGAGCTTGGCAATGTGATTGCGCAGGCTGGGCCAGAGTTGGCTTTCGACTTGGCGAAAAACGCCTGCCGTAGTTACAGCGATTGATCGCGGGTAAACGAGAGCATGCCATATCAAAATAGCCGAAATGACGGTGCTGGTCTTGCCAGAGCCGTTGGCTGCACGCAAGGCTACGCGACAGTCTCTATGCTCTAAATCGCGTAATACCTTTCTTTGCCAATCATAAAGATTGATGCCCAAGACATTAGATGCGAATGCAGATGGTTTAGAGAGGTCTTCAAGTATCTCTTCTTGACTACGCTTGGGAGGTTTTGGCATAGGTGTATGTTAAGACCTCTTTTTGTTTTGAGCCACAATAATTTGGGGGGGTATATGCGTATTAAATGGGGGCTGGGGGAGTGGCGGGTGGCGTGGTGGTGTACTTGGCTAGGCTCTCTTTCCTTGGTTTGCGTCTTCTCATTGCTCTATGCCTAGTCTTTCCAGATTTTTCTAGCGTTGGAGTGACAATAGTTTGTGTGCCATCTGTCGCACAATAGCTATTGTCTCGAATTGGTAGGACTGGTTTGACCTCAACTGCTTTAGCATCAATCACTTGCGTTTTCTTTCTGCCCGCAATCCCCGCAAGAAGTTGAGCTAGATTCCCGCTGATTCCGTGGGTGACATCTTGCGTAACATTCAGGCGGGCAGAGGGTTGCGAATACGAAAACGATCTCTCTAAAATCCACGCTCTAGCTTGCCAACTCTTTTCTCCAGCTTGGTTTATTGAGTCGAGGAGGTTTGCTTCTAGTTGCCTACGCTCTTTTTGCAGAGACTCGTTGAATGCCTTGTTTCTGTGTTGCCAATTCTGGATAGTTGCTGGAGAGATACCTAATGCTTCCCCCGCCTTTTCATAAGTCAAACCCTTGCGAACAAACCCTAAAATCTTTTCGTGAATCTCTGGCGTGAGTGTGGAATGTCGGCCAGCCTTCTTTTCTGTAGGTGCGGTGGAGTCCGCGAGTTCATCCATAAGTTTTACTTCTACCACACTTTGACTAGAAAAAAAGATGTTGACTATTGCAAGCGGATGGTATAGTTTGTCGATATGCAAACGAAACACGCAGTAGAAAACGCTGAAGCTGCCACGGTAGAAGATGGCAACAAGTTCAACCGCATAGCAGCGGGAGAATATGTTTGCGGCATTTATAAAATCATAAAAAGAGACGCGAAAGAATTGGGCGATGAAGATTATATATTCCCGCGCTTTGAGTGGTTTATTTATAAAGGCGAGGAGCAGGGCGCACTAGATATCGTCTCAACTCTGCGCCAAGCCAAGGAATGCGTAATGCGGGATATGGAGGTTGCAAAATGATTGACCTTACCTTGGCAATCTTATTCCTCTCGCCGTGCGTTGCCTTTATGGCGGTAAACTACTTCAGCAAAAACTAAAAAAAGGAAACATATATGATGCAAACTAACAAAACTAAAACTTGGAAAATCGGCGAAGAGTGCGTTGGTGGAATAATACAAGCGAAAATCAGTCAAAGCTCATATTTTCCATCGTGCACTACAGTTAAAATTTTAATTAAAGACTATAAAACACAGGAGATTGTGGATTCTCAAATTTTTGGAAGACTCCACGAAAGCAGATTAGAAGTTTATTTGAATGATATGACAAGCTCATATCATGCTTCGAAAGTTGTCGAATGGGTAAAGAAAAACGCTTGGTATGATAATGCCACGATGGCATTCGTGGGGAGAAGCTAATATGATGACATTCGAGCACGCGACAACATCAACGGGTGGAGGATTCTCCCGCCCCTTCAAAATGCCTTGTCCCGCCTACTCAATTCCCGCGAGCCTTTGCAAGGTAGGCGGAAAACTGAGAAAGGTTGAGGGTTCGGTATGTAGCAAGTGCTACGCGATGAAAGGCAACTATGGCTTTCCCGCAGTACGGGCTGCCTTGGCTCGCCGTTTGCGTTCCTTACGGCATAAAGATTGGGTGGATAGTATGGTTTACTTAATCGAAGCGGAAGGGAATGCGTTTTTTAGATGGCACGATTCGGGAGATATTCAGAATCAGAATCATCTTAAAAAGATAGTCGAAGTTTGCGAACGTACTCCAAACGTGCGCCATTGGCTGCCAACGCGAGAAGCTGGCATACTTCAATCATTCATCAATAACGGCGGGAAAGTGCCCGAAAATCTAACCATTCGCCTTTCCGCGCATATGATTGATGGCGTTGCCCCGTTGCCATTGGCTCGCCGTTTAGGCGTTCAAGTGTCGACTGTAGTTACAAGCGGGAAAACTTGCCCATCAGCTGAGCAGGGTAACAAATGCCTAACTTGTCGCGCTTGTTGGGATAAGAAAACGGAGTGCGTAGCATATGGCAAACATTAAATATCACTACGCCGTTTATAATTCACTAGGTCAATTCTTCGCGCGGTTCACGTCCTACTCAAATGCCCTACGTTGGGCAGTGAGGAACGGGATGGAATGGAGCGCGATAATAAGAAAAGAAAAGGAAAATACAAAATGAATGCAAATGAAATAATTAAAGAATCAAAAATCTTCCAATTTGATGATTGCGGAAAGGTTCGGAATGCCTATGCGCGATATTATCAAGATGGAAATATTGATATTGAGATTGAAGATTTTGATGCGCCTGGGAGCGCGTATGATAGCGCATGGATTGCTGCGGAAAAACTAGGCCTAATGCGAGAAGGGGTAACGCAATGAACTGCCCGCAAGTATACGCGCTAGGGCTACTCCACGGTGGGCTTTTGCTTGCGTTTGTATGGCTGGTATGGCCTAAAAATAAGCGCAAGTAAGTCCAGCCTTGTCTTCTCCTTTAGCACGGGAGAAGCAAAGGATGGATTAAACCGATAGGTTTACCCACTCCAAACGGCAGCGCAGCCTATAAGGAGCGTATAAAAATATGACTGAAGAAGAAATCATAAAAGCCTACCTTTCGCGCCTGGGTAAGAAAGGCGGGAGCGTCAAAGGATCTTGCAAGGCTCGCAAGCTTTCGCGGGAGCATTACCAAACGGTAGCGCAGGCACAGCGGGAGCGTTGGCAAAAGTGGCGTACTGAAAACGGTAGGCCAGCTACCAAACGGTAGCGTAGCCTTTCGCGGGAGCGTTAGCTCTATAAGGGTATATAAAAATAGCCTATAAGGGCTATATAAACGGCAGTCTAGCGACCTATGCGGCAACAGCAGGCTCGGTTTCCTAGCTCCTCAACCTTAAATTTGACCACTGGAAGGTCTGGAGCATCAGCCTTGCTGCAAAGACGCTTAGAAACGGCATTTCTGCTCGATTGTGAGCGTTTTAGAGCCTTATTTTTGGCTACCTTTGGCATATTACCAGTTTTTGCAGCTCCACGCACGGGCTGTTAATTTGCTTGGAGGATTGGAATCACACTGATGCCTAGCCCTAAAGCTACGCCTGCGCGCTGGGTTATTCTTCTTGATGGTCATGTCTGGATCTCCGTATCGGATAACCTTGCTTTGCCCATTCTGGCACGCTCGGACCACAAACTTCTTACGCTCTCCAGGTGTACGCCTAGGGCTATTGCAAGGGAGTTCTCTAGGATTCATCATCTACCTCATCGGTATCCCAAACGCTAGGACAGGCATCGTGGAGCGATTGTAGTGCCTTTTGGTGGCCTTCGAAGAATCCCGACAGCCTCTTAACCTGCTCGGTAAGGCTATTCCATTGCACTTCGAATACCTCATAGGAGCAGTTGGCATTCATATCGTCTACCAACTGCCCTAGCAAACGTAACACGCCATGCAACTGTGCATTTTCACGTTGAAGCAGGGCAATGAACTTGTGCGCTACCTTCAACTGCTCTCTATCTTGGTTCAAACCCGCCCTTCTTTGCCTTCATCATGCGCCATACTTTAGGCTGGATGGTGCTTTTAGATTTAGAACGGCTAGTGCCAGCTTTACGGCGAGCGTTAATGTTGGCATACAATCCAAGTTTTGCGTTGTTCATTTCACGATTATACCACACCCACCACCTTATCACCAACTCCGTCTCGGCAGGTGCGAGCGTGTGCGAGCCAGCCCAGCCAAGCCCAGCCAGCCCTGTTTGTTCATTTAAGAGAACGCTACGGAAATAGCGTAGCGTAGTAGGGACAGGACGGACTAAGGAGTCCTGTTCCTACTTTTCCTTCGCGAATTATTCCTTATATATATAAGGAGTCTGACTGCTCAAGGAATGATAGTGTTTTGAAAGTGGATTAGAAAGTGGTCTGATTGGCAATATACAAGCCACTGTCAGACAATATCTTATTGGCCTTGTGAAGGCGTTTTAGATAGCGATAAAAGGTACTTTCCGATACTTCCAGCTTTTCAATTATATGGCGGCATAAATCACCTGCCTGCCACTGCTTGCTACCCATCTCAGTTAAGAACCTTTTATCGTCAACAGCCTTATGTGCACCTGGCTTCTTTAACTTATCTGGATTGAGCGCAAAGTTGGCTTGGAACAACGGGTAATGCCATTGAACTACAAAGCTATCTACTGGCGGGAAGTTGCGCAGCGTGATGTCACAAGTATAAGTCTTCTCATCTTCCTCGTGGGCAGTCAGAACGACCAGCGTATCTGGATTACGGGCGAATACGCCCGAACCACTGAAGCGGTCAATCGACTCAGAGCCACTCTTGTTACCCTTGGAGAAGTGATGTGATAGGATGATTGACAGATTGTGGCGCGTTGCTAGGTACTCAAACTCATTCATAAGGCTTGACATATCACCTGCGCTGTTCTCATCTCTCTCACCCATCAGCATATAGTTAGGGTCAAGAATGATCGCTTGATAACCCTTACCTTCAATTTGCTTCTCAATCATGGGACGGATGAGAGTCAAGTCAGCAGCGTGACCTCTCAGCGTCCACATATTAAAGTCATCTGCCTTATCTTCTAGTCCTTTAGCTTTGATAACATCGGCTAGTCGATTGCGAAAACTCCATTCTTGAATCTCAAAATTAATGAATAACACCCGCGACATCTTGCACTGTTGCCCCCACCACGGAACACCAGCGTGTAACGAAAGGGCTAAGTCAATTAGACTCCAACTCTTAAACGCTTTGCTTCCTCCACCTAGCAACATCTTCCCACCTCTGTGTAGCATTCCATCAATTAGCGTTTCTGGCTCTGGCAGGTCTTCCTTAACAAGTTGTGCATAAGATTTAATCGGCGGCCACTCGTCCGTCTTCGGCTTGATACCAAGTGCTACGGCTGGTTCTATCATTTTCCTCCTTTGCAAAACCATAATAAGCTTTGCATTTTGTCTTCTCTCTTTGCCCCAGGAATCCTAACGGGTTGGCTGGGTTTGAATGTTGCAGGATCGCATCCTAACGGAATAAGAAAAGCTTTTAACTGTTCCACCCATTCGTTCTTTGGTGGCATCTCAAACCAACCATGCAAGCTCTTTCCTCCAGTATTAACAACGGCGTGTAGCTTCATGCTGAACAAGTCACGCATCAGTTGGAACACCGCGCCCATCTGTGGCTTGCGTCAACACATCCGACTCGACAACCAGAAATATCCGATCCTCAACCGTATCGTTGGACCTACTGACTGTGCCTTGCTTGTAGGTCGCGCCAGTTGTGTACTGCCCAATCGGCTCATCCAGCTTCTTCCAATCGTAAGCCGTGCGGAAGTTCTGTGGATGCTTCCCGCTGTCCGTAACATTACCTATCCAGATGTTATCGACAGCGTTGAACAGCGATAGGAACAACTGATAGTCCTTGGCTGGATCGTCCAGCTTGGTCGGACTTTCCTCAAACATATCCGCCGTCTCCCAATTGTAGTGCGTTAGGTATCGTTGCTTGTTTGACTCCGCAATCGTCTTGATCCTGTCCAACACCTCTGAGTGTGGGTCTTTCTTGATAACCAGCTTTGGTACGGCTGTACCACCCGACATAATGTTTACTGGCTTGTAGAGAACATCGCTGGATATGGCTCGGCGCAACTTGCGATTAGCCTCATCACGATACGGCGTGCATGAAGTATGCCAGCAGAAGATAGTTGGCGCGCCATCTACGAACACCGTTGTATCTCTGATGCGAGTGTGGCTGGTATGTGCAGCCTCACCTGGACACTTGCACAGCCCGTGGTTCTCGGACTGCCAATCCACTTGGCCTACGATCTCTTCAGCTTGGCGTTGTGCTGTTGTCATTTATATTCTTGGTGACATCTTGAATGACATTCTCTGCATAAACCCACAAGTTCAAACATAAGTTCGTTGCCAACATTCCTGTAGGTCAAGTGATGTACTTGATGTATGGGTGCATCTAAACAACCTTGACAAATTTTATCTCTTTGAATTATAAGCCTTCTCTTCTTTTCCCATTCTGGACATAGTAAATAATTTTTATAATTCTTTTTGTTAACCTTAAGAATGTTGTCTATATGCTTAATTAATTCCTTATGTGGTACTTCTGGATTTCTTCCATAACCACCCTTGGCATTAATTACAGCCAATATGGATTCACGAGAAAAATGCAGGGTATTGCGCAAATAATCTACAACCAATGCTATTTCATCCCACATTTTACTGCCCATAGTAGTGATTGGATTCCTAAGCAATTCAAGTATTCTGTCATCAATTTTTTTAACTTTTATTGTCTTCATATAAAAATTCAAACTGGCTCTGATTCAAGGGGAGAACACACTGAGGAATATCCCGCCGTGGGATCTCCCCACAGACCACAACGCCAGTTAGGTTATTTGCTTTCTTTAACTTCCTCCAACTCCATCGCCTTCTTACTGGCCTCAACAATATCCTGCGCTGTTATATTCCGCAGAGCGTTACACCAGTATTGAGTTTTCGGGGTGCGATTGCTCGCATCCTTACACTTAGCTTGTGGCAACCCAGCGTGCGGTCGGCAAGGTGCGTGTGGGCAAGTATCAGGCTTAAACACCGATACGTTCTTACTATAATAAGTCATTCTGTCGGCGGGGTCGTAGCTTCCCCACAACGACACACACGGTGTATCCAACCCAGCAGCCATGTGGTTGACAGAGCTATCGGGCGCGACAACAAAGTCAGCCCCGCTGATAATCGGGAACAGCGAGCGAACAGCCTTGGTGCAATTGAATAGGTCGATCACCCTGGGATGATCCACCTTAAAGTTGTTTGAGTTGTCCAGCCCGATAATCACAGCGTGATGCTTTGGATAAGCCTCAAGCAACGCCAGCACCGCCTCCTGCCCCATCGTTGGCGGGTAGGTGCGGGTAGGACCACTGGACGAAACGTGGTAAGCAAAGAACGGACTAGGCAACGGCCACTTGCCCATCGCCTTTAGCTCTTCGTGGTCTGGCTCGATGAGATGTAGGACTGGCTTACAATACTTAGCCATACTCTTCTCATCCCACACACCCATCCACTCGTAGATCCTCTGGTAGCAGTTACCAGGACCAGTGCCTAGCTTCGTGTTGCCTACCTGCCCGCTGAACAAATCATCCGTAGGCAAGTGAGCGTCAAAAGAATCCCACGCCTCCAGCGAGGATGGCAGCGGCCACAGCTTTGCACCCAGCCCAGCGTAGAGAGGCAGGTTGCGAGCAGGTGCGTAAACCTCCACAACCCCGCCCGACTCTTGCACCAAGTAGTTGACGAAGGAAGTAGCGATGATTGCGTCACCGATTGCACCAGCGCGGTAGACGGCTGTTGCCCCACCAGCAGCGCGCCCCTTGTAGTACGGCTTGATCTTATGTGGGCAAGGGATTGAATCGTCCCAGATTGGTCCAGTTAACTCATCGGGCAACACATAGGTTGTGCGGGGGTAGAGCATATTGTCATCGACCTTGTGAATTGCGTTTGTGTTGTTAGTCCATAGTTTCATTTGGTTATTCTCCTATTACTTGGTTGATGCATCTGATGATTTCTGACGCGACTTGCGGGACGAGAGCGTTTCCAAGTCCTTTAATTCGTTCAGCTCTGTATGGTTTTGTGGGTACCCCATCATAAACTCCAAAAGATTCGGACATAATCTTTTTCCCGTTAACTTTGCATATTGTTCCGCAAGATTCCCATTCGGATGAACATCGTATCTTTTTGCCAAACTCCTCGCCGAAAATGATGCCCTCTTGCTTCCGTCCGATGCTGACGGAGTAAGCCACAATCCAGATTCTTTTCCTGAGATGTGGTGCGCCAAACATAGCGGCTGGAACAACTTGCCATTCCGCATCGTACCCGACGTCGGCAAGCGATTGTAAAACGATGTCGAGTCCTTGGTTCGTGAGTGCCTGGACGTTTTCTGCGACCACGAACTTTGGCCTTGCCTCCTTGATAATCCTTTGCATTTCAAACCAGAGTCCGCTTCTTTGGCCATCAATTCCGTTTGATTCAAACTTTCCTTGAGTTGTCCAAGACTTTGCGTAGCTAATGTCTTGGCAGGGGAACCCACCTGTGAGAAGAGTGACTCCTGCGTATAGCTCGCCTCGTACTTCTCGGATGTCTTTGTGGCACGGGACTTCTGGCCAGTGCTTTTTGAGAACGGCTTGGGCGTATGGTTCGTTGTCACAGAATCCGACGGTTCTATATCCGTTCCACTTTGCGGCCAAGGCAAATCCACCGATCCCGCTGAATAAGTCGAGGTGTGTTTTTTCATTCACTTTCTATTAACTCCTTTGCTATTAGTGCGGCGGCATCGACCATGGTGATAATTTGGATAATGTCAATCACTCTTCCGTGAGTCGCGCGATCCCTCTCAACTACAAGCTTATTGCGTGCAATTGAAAGGATCTCGCGCGCCCACTTGAGCCTAGCTTTAGACTCGACCAGCATTACGAGCCTGACCGCATCCGAAACTTACGAGGCGATTTGTTGCTCTTCCCAGCAGCAGAGAGTGCTATCGCAATCATCTGCTGACGCGAACGAGGCGTTCCACCAGCACCGCGAGCCTTGCCCTTCTTCTTATTGTCCATAGCCAACTCATGCATATTCTTTGATACGTCTTTTCCGAGCATATTCTATTCTCCTTATATGTTGTAATAGGGATTAGGCACTGATGGTGCTTGTACCCCGAAACTTGGGTTCTCGCATCTGCGACAATCGCGCAGGTCAAAGTCAAGTATCTCGCCAGAGTTAAGCATGACTGTAAATATCTTGTTATGATCCATGCCATAGTCCGTAACAATAAAAGCCAAGCCTTCACCCTTGGGTGTCATCATCCATAGTTCTGGATTGAGTTGGATCATTTCCAAGCAGGTCCAGTAAACCAAGCCACCAACACCCAGCGCGTTCCCCATATTGGCGCACGCGCACGATGCTCAATGTAGGACGGAAACCAGCAACCAGCCCCCTGCTCTCGGATGAACTGAGTGTTCACCATATCAGCCTTAACCTGCAACCCGCCTCCGATATACTCCTCTGGTGCGGACAGGTTAACCACCGCCGTAAGCTTGCGTACTGGTGGTTCGGATGTGTAGGTGTCGTAGTGCCAAGAGAACTTCTGTAGTGGGCGGTATCGCAGGATCTGCAACTGCTGGATGCCTTGGATGTCGAAACGCCATTGCTCGGCATTGATGCTTTCCGTAATCTCGCGCATGATATTGTAGATCCAGTTGTGATGCTTGGCATAAGGTATCCAGCACGATGAGCAGGTTCGCGTACGCGATACCGTACGGGTAACGCCATCCTTCGACAACACTGGCGCACGCTTCATTCCGATTACTTCCGCATCTTGGCGCAGCATCTCGCATTGCGTCTTGGTTAGGACGTAGCGGTCCACTGAAGCGGTTAATACCTTCTGCTTAAACTCGCTCATTTGATCTCCTTGGATAACTGAAGCAATGCTTGGTTTAGCGCGTACTCAAAGCACGCCTTCTTGTCTTTGACAATATGCTGGCGGCCAGCCTCGGCCATAGCTTCATATAAATCATCGTCAACATTGACTGTAATCTTGACTGCATCGTACTCCTCAACCTTTAGAAGTTTAATATGTTTCCCAGCTTTTCTTTTCCTCATAGGTCCAGTTCCTTTTTTATGTAGTCAACCAATTTGAAGATGATGTACAACGCACAAAAGATTGCCGACAAAGTGATCCAACTGTAAAGCACAAACCAACAGACCACCCAAACAACTCCAGCCATATCAAGTAGGCAGAACATAGTCGTTTTCCTTTAGCTTTCGTAACAGCGTTCTATTATCAATCTGCACCCCGCTGGCTCTGCACCACCAGGAGACAACGCCAGTCTTAAAGTCACGCAGTAGCTTCTGAACTTCGTGTGAGTTCTTATACTCAAGCGCATCGTTGAGTGGCACGCCTTGGTGATCCTTAATGATCTTCATACCCTTAACCATCCCACGCTTGCGCAGCATCCGCAGATCGCGGATAGCTTGGAGTGCAACCTCCCCAGCCAACTGCTGCACCCTGTCATCGTAATCACCGCGACATAACTGGGTTGACCTCACCGACCTAGCTCCACCAGCTTTGCTTCGTCTTCTTTAATCTGGTTAGCTAACTTAACCAGATCGTTTGATTGCCCAGCGTAGTGAATAATCATCGCATCCTTGTAGCGGTCCAAACCAAAGTGCGACTCAACGCTTGTCATACAATTGAAGGACGGGTCAAGCTCGGTCAGCGGAATGTTCCATAGGTGCGCCATCACGTTTAGCCAGGTCTGCTCGGCAAAGTGATTTGGATGAAGGCCAATGGGTGGCATTGATAATATACCAACGGCCTTGGTATGAACTACGAACACGCCAGTGTTTACATAGAACTTAGGCTCAATCACTCCGCCGAAGGCTCCAGCCAGCTTCACCATATCTGGCTTGCGGTCCAAGTAAGCTCCCTCATCAAAGGCACAGAATACGCCAGCGTCATCGGATAACTTCGGGCAATCGTTTGCAATCAAAACATCAGCGTCAACAAATGTCACTTGGTCATAGTGTTTAGTAGCCATGATATTTCCAATCGCAGACTTGGAGTATTGGGCTGGATGCGTAAGAGGCTTGTCGATTAGAATGAAGTCAACGCTATGGCGTTTGCAGTACGCCTCCATCCTTGGCCTAGTAAGATCAATAATCTTCTGCCAATCCTCACCAAACGATTGTGTGACTAATGCTTGTTTCATTTTACGTTCTTCCATATTTTGCCATGCTCATCCAGCGCGGATGACCAGATCATCATCTTGTTGTAGATGCTGTAGGCGCAGCCAAACCTCATCAGCGTTAGGCTAATCAGATCACCGATCTGATAACAGATCCAAGACAAGGCAAGTTTCATTCTCTTGGATACTTATTGTTTCCATCGTGATCGCAGAACTTCTGGAACGATTCCTCGGTTTCAGACTCATCCTCATCATTGGTTTTGTCTCCGTAATTGGAGTAAAGCCAAGGGCGAGGCTTGCTAAAAAACTCATCCCAATCTTTGTCTATTTCTTCTTGGTTCATAGTCTTGTTACCTCTTTCTTTATTTGTGCTAACGTGAACAGGCATCGTACCAGAGCGCGCTCAAGGTGGTCAACGCTTGTTTCGCCGTTGTTGTCAGGGCAAGGCATGGATTTGTGGAGCTGCATCTGTGCCGTGGCTAGGTGGCGAACAGCCCTAGCAATATGGTAATCGTGGGTAGGCCGATCCTTCTCCAGCCAATCTCCATAACCAGACTTATCCGATCCCTTACCCATCACGCGCCAGACTATCTCCTGCGCAGCAAGACCCATCTCTTGAATTGTCGGTGCAGTCATTTTGCGCACCTAATAATTGTTTCAGCAAAATCTTTAAGTTCTTTAATTGCATTTTCCAGCGTCCCAACATTCCTTGCCCTAGCCAACAACCAAGGCGATGGGTTGTCATTTGATGTAAAAAATAGAACTGGCTTACCCTTCATATGCGCGTAAAAAATTTCCATACCAGTTCCCCAGCCTGGTTTATCGCAATTTGCCAGAACCACACTTGAGTTATCTACACACATCATATCCTCCTTTACTATTGTTGAGCTGTTTACTGTGTCGAATTTTGTACCACGATAATCCCTATCCAGAGGATTTAATACATCATAAATCTCTGACAAACTTTCGGACGCAATTCTGCGCCACTCCTGCTCTTCGTTGGTTGTTCCGTAGATTGCGCCAGCAAGATATACTTTTGGTTTCATATATTTTCTACCCTTATCCTATTGTTTGAGCCTTCACGCAAAACAATAGCCCTCAATTTCAGCTTTTCGCATTCAAACATTTTTAGCCTCTTAAAAAACCAGTTCCCAACATTTTCTAAAGTAGTAGGAAAATCAAATACCTCGTTTAAATTGCTGTGGTCGCAGGACCGAACAAGTGTTTGAGTATAGTCTTTAAGCTCGCCAAACGGATAAATCATAGGCTCTTGATCCGTTGGAAAACCCTCCCACTCGACATCAAGCGAGTAGGTGTGGCCGTGATTACGGAAACATTTCATAAGACCAACCAATGAGTTGTGATGCAAATATAAAAAGTCTTCTTTTTTCAAATTGTGTGAAGCATCAAATTTAAACGACTGTATGACAGTGTATTTGACTCCACCTAGTTTTGTTTTGTTTAGGTCTTTAGCAAACATTTTTGACTCCTTCCGTTTCCATATTTTTCTTCTAGATATTTTATAAGAGGTTGCAATCTTTTCATTCCACCCCTAACCCAACCAGTTCCATCGCAACTTTCAACATTATTTTCATCACATATCCACAGTCCTTCATACGAATTGACTCTTCCGCAATGAACTCTTTTACCTATGGAGCAAAACTCTGGAAGCATTTTCCACTTCCACTCAAATGAGCCACCCATAAAAATAATTTCAGCTTCACTCGGAACATCGCTTGGAGTCATTCCGTCTTGCGCAACAAATGCAACTGGAAATTTCCACTCAGAAATTCTTTCATAATGCTTGTCCCACATTTTTAGAGTTTCATTCTTGTCCATAACCTTATCTGGACAAGCAACCCAAAGCGGCTTATTCCAACACGGGACTTTGTCCAGCATTTTATAAAACTCTTTTTCATCCCATTCTGTTTTATTTGTGAATGCGTAATAAGCCCCATTATCAAGTGCATATGGAATTACCTCTGGAAGATATCTCCATCCATTTGGAGATATAAGCAAACCGATTGAATCCTTAAATTTACCAGCCAAGTATCCTATCATAAAGCCAGTATTATTTGTTGGCATTACGATCACAACTTCATCCCAGGAGGCGTGTAGCCCTTGACCCAAGACCAGACTTTCTGCATTGCGCAGAAGGCAATACCAGCTTGGTAGAGTTCGTCCTCGTCCCACACCTTTGTCATCAGCTTGGTAGCATCATTTGATGCTAGGACCACCGACACGCAGGCGCATTTGGGATTCTCGCTTGCGGCTCGGTATGCCCAAAGCTGGGCGCAATCCGTATCGTAGAAAGGATCGTACTTAGGATTAACCTTACGATTCTTTAAGTCGATGATAGCGTCACCAATACCGCGTAGCTTGACGTAGGCATCACACCTGCCCGCATACCCTCCGCCGACAAGACCCTTTTCGCACCAGTAGGTTTTCTCGACATTCTTTTCTGCCCACTCGGTGAATGTTTTGATGTACGGAGCAAGTGTCTCATCTTTGGATACGGCTCTTCCCAAGAGGATGTTTTCCATTTCCGTGTGCATTTTCGTGCCGTGTTCAGCTGCCTTCGTTGTTGATTCTTTAGAGTCCTTAACCACTCTTCGAGCGTAGGTTTCGAGCGTTTCATCTGCCTCCTTCGGAAGCGTGAGCGAGGACATAATGGCCTGCTCTATCTTCCAAGCCGTCAATTGCGGCTTATCCATAATGCCAAGCACGCTGGTTACGGATGGGTACAATCCCATCTGGCGCGCATCGGCTACGGTTGTGTTTCTTTCTTTTCCGTTCTTGCCAATCACAACGTGGGCGGATTCACCCTCGGCTGTGTACCAATGTCCCGCCTGGTCAGTAGCGACCAGACGGGAATTAGTAGGCTCTTTCGCTGTGATTGTAAGAGCCATTTGATTTAGAATGGCACTTGGTTGCCGTCTTCGTCCACCTCGACCTTAGTGGCCGTGGACTTTCCAGCAGCGGTAGCAAACTCCTTGGATGCGCGGATCTTCTCCTGCAACCAATCGGGCATATCGTTGAACTGACCAGCCTCACCCTGTTCGATCTCGTAGTACAACTGATCGTTAGTGGTGGTAGCTGGTGCTTTCATACCCTTGGGCAACTTGGATGCACCCGCAATGGCGCAGTACTGCCGACCCTGCTGGCTGGTCTTGTGGATCAGCGTCAGCATAGCTGGCTTTCCCAATAGGTTCTTCAAGCTGAATGCTTGCAGTTCCTTTGAGGTGAAGGTCTGACCGCGCCATTGTTCGAGAAGCTTGCGAAGGCTTGCTTTCTCTCCAAGGCTGCGGGTCTGCTCAATGCTAACGACCATAGGCTTCTGGACTGTGGTGCGTTTGCCATTCTCCTCGACCTCGAACTCATCGGTCTGATCGGGCAACTCAAAGGTCAAGCGGACTTTTGGTGTCCACTTCTCTTGGTTGTCCCAATTGGTTTTCTGGTGGCCTAGGTCAACTAGGCTGTAGAGAACGCCTACAGTAGCTCCTGCTTCTGGTAGTTTGCGTTCTTGTTTTGCTGATTCACTTAATGTTAGTGCCATGTTATTTCTCCTTTATTTATTTGGGTTTAGTTTTGGTTGTATGTATGGGGTAAGTTCTTCTTGATTGTGTACCCAAAATCCAGCACCAACTGTGGTTGACATAGGATTGCTGGGTACATATTCGATCTTCACATTGGCAGGCGCGATCTGTCGAGCTAATTCGCACACGCTGTCAGCGGTCAGTATGACCAGCCATTCTTTGCGTCCATTACGGCGAAAGAATACAGATGGAATCTTGCCCTTCGGACAATCACGCTTGGATTGTTCCATCCACTCTTCGGGCTTGAGTGCTTGGCAACGTTTTCCTTCGATATGAAAAGGGAAGTTCTCGCAGACTACATCACCGCTACCGCCTTCTGGATTGCCTGCGTATTGGGCGGTCCTTCTGGCCTTCTGCCAGCCCTGCTCCCGCAGGTAGTTTGCTAACTCTCTCTCACCCGCTGCGCCTTTAGCCCGACTATTGATTTTGCCCATCCATCGGGTTTAGCTGTCAACCCACGATGGTGTCGATATATATTTTAATCTATTTCAGTTCCGCCAAGTCTTATTAGCTCTGCTAATATCCTCATTAAATCGTCTAATCATTGCCATCATGGTCAGCTTCTCTACGATCTTCTTGTTTTTCTTGACCCAAGCCACAGCCTCATCGAAGGACTCCATGTCCTTTAGACCTTCCTCAAACTTAGCCCAAGCTTCTTTCTCGTTCACAAGCTTTGGAATACACGCCAGTTCTGACCTGTCGATGGGCAAAGCTTAGTTGTTATGCTTTTGCACTTGGCGATGGGCAACAGCCAGAATAGGTCATCGTTCATGCCCCAGCAGGCCACATAATCCACGCCACTGATGGCGCGCTTTGGGATATTAAACCCATTGCCACTGCTGGTAGTGAAGCGGTACTTGGTGCGCCCAGGCTCTACGGTCTGCGCGGTCTTAACTTGGATGCGGTAGAACTTGTTATTCTTCTCCGCGACCACATCGTACCCCGCAAAATCCTCGTATGGCGTAAGCACGTTGTACCCGCAGCGCAGCAACGCGCCAGTGACGCGAGCTACCCCTACCGCACCAACTTGGCGTGATGTTAATTTCATGCTTGACGGATTTCGGTTTGTGCTAGAGACTTTTTCCCATGAAAGCAATAATAACTATGACACTGACGGCGATGCTGATGGCATCGGTGATGGCTGATGATGATGATGGTGACGCTGCTGATTTTGTTGGAGCAGTGCTAAAGCGCAACGGATTCTCATGTGGCCGTGGATGCGTAATATCAGAGAATGGTGGAATGGCTTATTCATCTTCATCTGGTAGGTCAATAATTTCTACTGAAGGTTTCTATTTTAAGTCTGGAAGTAGTGTTGTCGGGAAAGATGCAACATTCATATCGAAGTCTAGGAATTTCTTTTATGGAACTTCCGCAACGATTAAGGCTGGTTCTGCCTATATGAATGGAGATGCTGTGTGGGTTGGATCTCAAGAAGAGGATAATGATTAAGCTCCAAATATTGCGAGCCTATTTCGTATTCTGCTTTCGAGTCCACCGATAAACTTTTTTCTGGCTGGGTTGCGTTGAGCCATTCGGTATTCGTCCTCAAGCTGGGCTTGGCTGGCTGCACGCATTAACGCCTTTGGTTCAACTTGGTTGATTGCTTGCAATGTCTTTGGACCTAACCCTCCATCTACAGCCACCTTCTGCCCCAGCGTGTTCAATCCTTGCTGGATGTACTTCGTTGCGCCGCCCAGCCCACGATTAAACGCAAGATCCTGCGCGAATGGTTGAACTGCTTGTGGGAGTTTGGAGACGAATGGGCTGGTATATTCTTTGACGTATTGTGCCGCAGCCTGCGCTCTTTCTTGCGCTGGGAGCGATGAGATTCTTTTGAAGGCATCTGGATGATACTTGTCGTTAATACCAGCAACCTCGAAATTACCACCCATATCTCCTGCTGGCAATTTATAGACCTGCACGTTGCCCTGCTTGTCCTTCCTTGCTTCAAAATCAATCGTCTTTAACGCTGCTGCTTGTAGCGCATCTTGTTCTGGTTTTGTTTGCATAGCTTGTTGTTCCTCTATAAAATCAAGTTGTGGTTGTTCTGGTGAGGCTTGTGGAATTTGCTTGGCGTATTCTCTGGCCTTTTCAATTGGAGCAATCTTTCTCACCTCTTCTGGAACTGGCTCGTATCCAGTTCCAGTAAGCTCCCTAGCCACCATATCGTTTCTCAAGGAAACATCCTTCGATGGGTTTACTGAAAATCTCATTGCTTCTCACCTCGCTTAATTCTGTTGCCATATTTTGATATAAACTGCTTCCTTACATCATCGCCAACTTGAGCATAGGCACTACGCAATACGATCACCTTGTCCTCGTCCTTCATTCTCTTGAAAGTCTTGTCATCAAACATAGCCTCTGCTGCCCTTCTGTTTGCCCTTCCGCGCATTCTTGCGTAATCCTCGTATAGCTCTGGATCAAGCCTATACTTAACATTATCAAGCGTGAAATTACGCAGTGGTTTCGGAGGGACAACGTCACCATCATCCGTTGCCTTGAATATCTTGTAGATTCCAAGCGTGATTGGATCGTAGGAAACCTCACGGCCTTTCGTAACGTCAAAGAAGTTGTATGCAATCGGATCAGCACCTTCTGGAGTTTGCGGGACTTCTCTTCCCCAGATGTCAATCCTTCTTGGCATATCCTCATCCATACTTGGCAACCTTCTGCTCAACACTTCTTTAAACACGTTAATCATTCTTTCAACACCATCTCCAGGCACATCCTTGATCTGGAACTTCTCTGGCATTGTTTCCCGCATAGACCTAGAAACTGCGGTAAGAGTGTTCGGGAAAGGTATCGATGCCACAACGCCGTAGTAATCTGAAATCCATTTGTCGAGCGTTGCTCCACTTCCATCCAACATAGCCGAAAGCAAGCTATTCGTACCCTTCAAGAAGCTTTGGTTGAATGCAAACGAAAGCGTTTCTGGAAGAAGCGATGAAAGCTCAAATGATCCTTCTTTGCCTTGTTTTGTTGCATCCATTGCAGAATTGATTATTGAAAGAATTGCGCCAGTAATACCCATCTTGTCCAAGGAGATCACCTTATCCCCTGGCTCTATTGCGGTTGATTCACCATTTGCAAATCTGTTTAACGCTGAAAGATTTATGTTTCTTGGTGCGAGAGTTTGATACTGTACATCCCTAATCTTTTCGGATGTCGATGGCTTTGATCCAATTATACCTTGATCTGAAAGAGTTTTTGCAACTCCAAGCAATACTGATCCCGTTAATGCTTTTCCAATAAGCATCTGTGATTTTCTGTAATCTTTTGCCACAGCAGCACGCCGTGCTTTCTCTAAAGCATAAGGAGGAAGCGAAAACTCAAGCATTTCGTCAATCACGTTTGCTGGTGTCTTTGCGTATGGGATGATTGATTTGCCAATCAATCTTGCTATTCCAGACCTATTCCCAGCACCAAATAGATTTGCCGCGCTAAGTGCAGCCCTTGTCAATACTGTGTCTTGCTGAAATACTGCTTCTGCCGCCTCTTGTTCTATCTTTGACAATTGCTGTGCCGTTGGGAGACGAACTGCTGTTTGCAATGCTTTGCCAGTTAGGCCAGCCAACTGCGCTTGTTCGGACAATAATCTAGCTTGAGCTATCCTTCTGAACGGAGCATCACCAAGTTGCAATAATCGCAACATAGTTTCGGCTGGAACTCCAAGCGTTGCCTCTGTTGCCAGCCTTAACCTGTCCAATGCTTGGGTTGACGCACCCCTAAATCCCTTTTGGATTGGTTTCGCTAGACCCTCTCCAGTCCAGAACTGTTTGAATGCTGTAAGTGGCTTGAATCCTTTGATCTTCTCTCCAGACAACAAGCCTTCTGCGCTTAATCCACGCCTTACTCCGACAAGACCTTCGCCAAGTCCACGCAGTCCAGCCTTTCCAGCCTCAATTGTTCTGGTTATTCCACCAGTTGGAGGAGCAATTAGCCTTGGTCCTAGCTCTTTGCCAGCCAATTTTTGAAATGCCCTGCCAACTTCCTGCGTAACAAACGCTCCTTGCCTACTAGCCATTCGCAGTGGCGAGTTAATGACGTTGCTCCAAAGATTTGTTACTAGAGATATTGGAGAAAGAAGATTGCCTTGGATTATTGTTGGTAGCGTTTCAGCAAATAGTTTCTTTGGGATAAGCCTACCTTCAACGACTTGTAAATCATATAGTGATTTTGTGTAATTCTTTTCGGCATTGATTGCTGCCCTTATGTCAACATCATCAAGGCTATTCCTAGCCTTTTCAGCCAATGAATTAAATCTATTTTCTGCACTATTGGAAAGTTTCTTTAGGTTGGCAATCCTTCCAGCCATAGCCTCATCTATTCTATATCCACTCTTTTCAACAACCCTTGCAACCGCGCTTGCATAAGCAGTAGGCTGCATTTTGATTAGCTTGAAAACATTAAGCCTTTGACCAAGATCAGTCCCAGGCTTGGTAACCATCTCAAGATATTGGTTTGCACGAACAGGGTCACCAGCATCAGCGTACCGCTTGTACATCGTGACTTTTGCCACATCGCCAACAATGTCATTCCTTGAGTTTGCTGCGCTTATGACATCTTCATTTGGTAAATCTATAAATTGTTGTTCCAGTTCCTTGATTGATTTAGTCTTGTAAAGAACATCACCTTTAGCTACCTCACGCATCGTTGCCTCTGGAGCTAGTTGCTGTTCTACTATTCTTTGCGGAGTCTTCCTCAGCTTCTCGCCAACACCTGGAGTTGGAAGCTGGATAGGTTCTGTTGCCACTTTGCTAGCTACTTGGCCTGCAATTGATGGCTGCACTGAAGACTCTGAAAAAACTTGACCAGGTTCTGCAAAAGCTGGGCCAGTTCTTACTCTACCATTTTCTACAGTATAAAATGTACCTTGTTTTGATTGTTGTATTTGCGTTCCATTTATGTCCTTTCCTACAACTGGATCATTCTTAATATCTACTCTCTCAAACAATTTCTCTTGATTTTTTTGTGCAAGCTCCTTGAGCCTGGCCTCATCTTTTGCACTAAACTTAATTCCTTTGACATTATTTCGTGCTTGTCCTCTTCTTAATATCAAATCTTGGAGTTCGGCTGGCAAAACATTTTCAGATGCCTTTGGTGCAATTGCCTCAACTGCTGGAGCAATAGTGGGAGCGATTGCAGGGGCAACAGCTTCTACGGCTTGAGTGGCTGGGCGAGTTAATGCGCCGCGAACTCCTTTGGCCAATCCAACCAACCCACCTCCAGTAGGTGTAAGAATGGATGCAGCAGTTGTAGTTATTGGATACTTCTCTACATCGCGTTGTAATACTTCGCTAATACGAGCCATGCGCTCTGGACCTAGCAACGCTCTGCCAGCAGCCTCTTGACCCTTCTGACCTGCAATAAAACCACCAACACCAGCAATTGCTCCAGTAACCAGTTTTGGAACAATGCCACCAGGCGTTAGGGCTGCCGCTGTCTCGGCTGCCACAGCACCAGTTGTTGCGGGTATTACTTGGCTTGCAACAGTGCGTGCAATCGCGCCAAGCCTGCTGGGTTCTTCTGGCTCAAGCTCAAATGAGTCAACATTGCCATCCTTGTCAGCCTCGAAGCGTACTACCTTTCCGTCCTTGTTCCTACCAATCGCAAAGCCAACGCCAGTGGTCTTGTCTGTTCCAGACGATACGGTTTCAATGCCAAGCCTCTGCGCCTCCTTTACGGCTGGGATTGCTGGTGTCTCGATAATGCCTTCAGCCAACGCCTGCGCTGTTGGCTTGTATCCTTCGGCTATCGTACCATCTGGCCTGCGGATCGTACCCATCGCATCCACGGCCTTCCCAGCCTCAATGGATGCTTGCTGTGGCGTTGCGCCAGCCTGTAGTTGACGCTGTGTTTCTTGCTGTAATACAGCTTCACGCTCTGGAGATATTACATCCTCTGGCGCGCCACCAGATGCCAAATAATCAGCCTTGGTTAAATTGCCAGCTTCTTCTTGTGAAAGAGGAGCAAACTCTAAATCTTGTTCCTGCTCTGGAACGAACTCAAGCTCTGGCTCTATAGCCATAGCTTACTGCCTCGCTTGCAGTCGCCCTGGCTTTCCGTTGATGTAAATAAGTTGCCCAAGCTTTACGCCTGCTGCTCTTGCTTCTTGAAGACTCTTAAAGTTCCTTGGTGCTTCTTGTTGTGCTGGTGCTTGCGCTGGAGTTTCTGGTGCTGCTTGCGGCGTGGTTTGCAACGGCATTGCTTCAGATTGATAATCTGGAACATTCGTTTCCATCTGACCCGCTTGTCTGTTAAAGCCAAGTTCGGCAAGCTTGTTCTTGTAAACACCAGCTTCAGCCTCTATGTCTTTTAGTACATCAGCGCGTGGCTTTGCCCCAATCAATCCAAGCCCAGCCTCCATAGCAAATGTGCGCCTATCGCCCTTTGCAATTTCAATCTCTTGCTTTACGCGCTTCTTCTGTAGGTCTTTTAGTCTGTCGCTTAATTCAGCGCGCTGGGTTTCAATGTCTTCATTTTGAAGGCTCTGCTCGTTGCTAATCGTGCTACCAATCCCAGCAAGGTAAGGAGCAAACGCTGGATCTTGGCTTAACGCTGGAAGATCCTTTAGCTTTCCCTTAACCTTCAATCCACCCTTCTCGAAGCTAAAGTCAACGTCTGGCTGTTCCTTGAGTGCCATTGCACGCTCTTCGAGGGCCTGCTTCCTCTGTGCTTCAGCTACGGCTTGCTTCTGAAGTTCGTCTTGGCGAAACATATTCATCAATTCTGGTACATCTAATACTGCCATAAATCTCCTTATATCTTAATTAAGTTTCCAAGACCAGTAGCAACTTGACCGAATTGTTCGGCACCACTCGGCTGCCTAGAAATCGCGCCAACCTGCGCGCCGTATGTGCTTCCAAGATAATTAGCCTGCGATCCGTACAAGCTTGTAAACGCATTTTGCAATGCAACAGGAATCTCTGGATTGGTTGTCTGATAGAAGTTAGCCGCCGTAGAAGGCTGTTGGTTAAATCCACCAGGCAAGGCTTGATTGGCTTGAATGTAGTTCTGCATTGCACCCTGCTGTTGGGCTGTCCGCTGGCCTGCGAGATTGTAGATCGAAGGTCCGCCACCAATGAAGTTAGCGGCTGCTCCAAGCCTATTCTGACGCAATGCGTCACGGAACGCTAAATCAGCTTTGAGCGCATCACCAGTTGACTGACCAGATCCAAGGAAGCTCTGTGCTGCTCCATAGCGTGCAAGCTTGCGGGCTTCGCCAGCAGCACCGATCTCTGAGGCTTCTTGCACTGCTGGTCCAAGGCCAAAGATGTTGCCACGGGCAGTTTGTGCGGCTCGGATGGATTGCTCATATCCACGCCGTTCCTCCGCACCAATGGTAGATCCAAGGCGTAATTGATTAAGAGCCTCATCCTCGATGGTCTTGCGGATTTGCTCAGTCTCTGGCGTGGTTGTTGCGCCAATTGGCTCAGTTGCCATTTGGCGATACTGCTGACCCAAGCCAACCGCAGTGCGGTAGGAATCTGGATCAATCTGAAAAAGCTGTTGCGAAGCACGCTCTTCTGGTAGCTGGACGTAGGATCTGAAAGAAGTAATTTCTTTTAGCCCTTCTGGGCTATCCATTGTAATAGGCGTGAAATTCTTTTGCATATCCTGCGCGCCAGTAACTGCGCTGGTTACGCTCTTCAAGTCATCATTGAGTTGCTTGACGAATACTTCTGAAGATGCGCGCCTAGCATCACCAGCAGGAAGTTCGGCAAGAAGTTTGTTGGCCGTAGCAAGCCGTTCATTGATGCCAGCAATCTGAGCGTTTCCGCGATCAATCACGCTGTTTAGGCGGGATAGCTTTGAGTTATTGTAATCGTCAACGATCTGTTGATCGGATACTTGGAAGTTTAACATCGACCCAAGGTCAGACGATCCGTAGTTACGCCCAGCGGAAAGTTGTGCCAAGGCATTATTAAACTCTGGTCCAGCATTTTGATTCTGAGATCCACCACCAGCGGTCAATGCTTGGATTTGTGCTGCAAGTGAATTTCTTTGTAATTCTGGAATTACTAAATCATTTATCTTTTTGTCAATTGATGTGCTTGTTATTTTCCTTGCTTTTTCTTGAGCCTCAAAAAGATTCTGTTGTTCAAACCCTCTAGCAACATCATCATAATCTGATGATTTTGATCTTCCGCCACCACCAGCAATGGAAATTTCAACTCGCCTCGGAATAATTGCGCCATCGGCATCAACGTCATATTCATTGATGTAGCGATAGGGGCTAACTGGAACTCCTTTTGCTACGTTTGGATCTCTTCCAATAGTATATGGTTTTGCCATTTTAAGCCTTTAACTCTGGACTACCAATGTTCGTGCCAATCGTACCGTAAAAATCAACTGGGCCTGGCTGGCGGTTAAACGCTACGTTCTGCTCAACTGAGGCGTAAGGTGATGTTCCGTATAGACGCTCGAACTGCCTAGTCATCTGATCGCCTAATCCGCGATTTAATGCATACGCCTGGGGGCTAGTCTCATACTGCCTGCGGAGCGATTCTAGGGTGCGCTGTGGTCCATATTGGCGTTCTAGCTGCATCCCAGCCTGCACGCCTGCCTGTTGGTCTAGGGCTGATAGCTGGCGTTCTAGGCCACGCTGGGCTGGCATATATTGCAGGCGAAGTTTGTTTTCCAAAGCTGCCATCGCTGGAGCTTTCTCAATGTAGGTATCAATGTTTTTCCGATAAGCCTCTGCATTGGCCTGCGCTACCGCTGCTGGATCGGGCGGAGGCGGAGGTGCAGGAATTGAAGGTCCTCCACCCATATTAAACTCTAGCCTTTCGCATAAATGTCATATAGTCGTAACTCCTTGGTTTACCAGAACGATTAAAGGTGATCCGCTTGCGAGGACCAAAACGCTCCCAAAGGAGCAACAGCAAGCATCTCAAGGATTTAGCACCTTTTGAGGAGATAGTCAAATCAACAAACACATTCTCGCCATCTTCGCTATGCACATAATGATTAGGCTCTTGCCCATCTTTTATGCACCTAGCCAAAGCCACGCCTGCAATACCATCTTTATCCTCGACTATGCCAACCATACCTTGCTTCTCAAACCAAGAAAACCAATCAGCCAGGTTAGGCCACATAGCTTCTGGAACACCGCTTTGCTCAATGTACTCAACAGCCGTCATATCGTTTGTTGCATCTGGATTGTATCTGGATTTGCAGCAGCCGTTATTTGGCGAACGGCGAGCTTATTTGCAGCACTATGAATCTTAATATTAAGTAAACGCCATTTCTCATATTTGCGCAGGTCGCTTGCAAGTTTCTTTTTTACAGATGTTGGAAGGACTGCTGGTAGCGTGAATGGAAGCGTGAGAACTGAACTTGCTATATTGATGTTTGATGCAACTTCAATATCGCCAACATCAATATCGCGCTGGATTGATACGGTAGTATCAGTTGAGTATGAATTATCAAAAATTACCTCGAAATGCGATCCGTATTTAAGCGAGAAAGGATCTCCAAAATTAAAGTCTTTTGTGCGCACATAAGACTCGTAATCAGTTCCAGCGTCTTGATAGTCTGCGGACGTAGTGCCAGCTGGAGATTTGTAGCCAGCATACTTCTCGATGATGCCATTGGTTTTCTTGAACATCGCCCTAGAGCCTTCTTGATTAAAGTTCGTAAGCGTAAACTGCATAACCTGCGGACTCCAAGTTCCCTCGAATGCGCTTAACGCAGTATTATAAACCAATAGCGTATCATTGTAGTCATTCGATCCAGTAGGTATTGCAAGGAAGTAGCGGTTATCGTAGTAGATAGCAGTAGCCACCCTAATAGAATCCGTATTGATGCTCTGGATCACATCTTTGACTATCTCTGAAACTGGTATGCCAACTGAGCTAAAGTCATCCGCCACAGACCGAACAAGCGATCTGATACCGTTATCGGACAAGAACAGAATGTCGCTGCTTACTTGCACCGCCGTTCCAGTTGCCACGCATCCAGTATTGTTTGAAATGATTGAAACAATCCAATCCGCGCCAGAGGTGGCATCGCTTGGAATGTCAACCTGGAACACTCTGCGCTTCTTGAATACGATCAGCCTATTCTTGTAGTAAGGCACAACTGCCGTAATCTGATCGCCGTCATCGCCGTTGACAACAATGCTGTTGGTTGATGCCCATACAGAAGGATCAAGAATGTCGGAGGCATAAAGCGTGTTCCGATTAGCACCAGAGCCAACGCCAAATAATCTATTTTCAGCATTAACCAAAATCCTAATACCCGCTGGAGGAGGGCTGACTGTGGCTGTGGCCGTAGCACCAGACCCATTCCCAATGATTGTAACAGTAGGAGCAGTTGCGTAGCCAGATCCACCAGTAACAACCGTTACGCCAGTAACAGCCCCACCAGCGACAGTCGTAATTAACTCTGGCATTGTCCCGCCAAGTGTTGGGCCAGTAATGATTGCAGTTGCGCTAGTATAATTGCTACCGCCAGTTGTTACTGTGATTGCCCTAACCTTCCCGCCCTGCCTCTCAACCGCAGTTCCATCCCAAAAGTGTAGGTCGCTATCGGAATCAGATAGAAACATCTTGTCAACAAACTGTGCAAAAGATACCTCAATGTCTTCAGCAACGCTGTAGCCGTCTCGCCATTGGCTGGTGGCTGCTGTCCAGGTTATGTTTGTATTGGCCCATTCTTGGTATCCAATATGAGGAGTTGCGCTTCCGCTTGATTCAATGCTGTAAAATTTACCACCAGTAACAGTAAGCAATTGCTGGTATGCGGATGTCTCGTAGTAGCGCATCCCGCCAACGGAAGTTACCGCGCTGGTTGCGCCAGTCGCAAAGCTTGTTGCCCCAACACGAGTCTCAAGATTGCCCTTTGGAGAAAGGGTCATATTGTACAACTCTTGTACTTGGTTCTCGGCTAGTAGGTCGGATTGTAGGCCGCTGGCTTGACCGCCAGTAAAATTGCGTATTCCGTCAAAGGACAGAACATCGTCCAAATTGTCGCTGTAATAAGGCATAAGCCTCCTTTACGCCGAGAACATTTCTTCTATGGTTAATTCACCCAAACTTTGCGGAGTGATCTGCTTCACTCCACCAACCTGGCTCAACTCGTAGTTAGCCATAGCTGCAAGATCAGCATTAGCAGTCTGGGTTATAGCTTGCGCCTTGGCATATTGCCGTTCACGCTCCAGGGCATCAGAATGCGTCAAAGCTAGAACCAAGTGATGAACGTGTGGTAAACGAAGTTCGTCATCCAGTGCGGCTTGAGATGGAGGGAAATCAACAATAATGTTTGTACGAGTAAGGCACTTCAGCTTTTCAACAACACGCAATGGAGTTGTACCAGCAGTTTTTAACCTTGGATATAAGTTTAGCTCTGCAATGCCACTGCTGTTACGTCCAGTAAAATGGTAGGTGTCTGGATCTCCAGTTCGCTCATCAGAAAGCAATCCTGGGTCTTGGCTGATGATTGTGGCTAGGTCAATCGGGTCAACCTCTGCATCGTTGTAGGCTACTGAAAGAGGGGTTTCAACATTTGTCCCTAAAGTAATAAGACGAGTTGTTCCAACGGAATAAGTGGAGTTTGTTACAGTCTCGCGCCAAGGCGCAAAGTCCCATACGCGCCGATAGGCTAGGCTTGCTGCCTTCTGCAAGAAGGTAAGCGTATCCGAGTCGGTCTTGCCAACCTTCTCGCCTGCATATTGGGCGATTTCAGTTAGGGTCATTTAAGAATATCTGGCCAGACAGATTTAATCTCTTCGGGCGTATTGCCAACAATCTCGGTTTGAGTTACATCGCGCAAGGCTTGTTTTTTAGATGCAATCTCGGCCTGCTTCTCGGTGTCAGCAGTTTCAACTGCCTTCATAAACTCGATGTCAAGAGAGTAAAGCAAATGCTTGCGAACCTCACGCCACTTGTCTTTCCAAATCGCTTTGGCTTTATCTGGATTTACAATAATCATTCTTGGTACTCCCATGCGTTGCGGAAGGTACGATCGGAAGGAACTTCTGAGGCATCTACGATTTTGTGGGGCTTGCCAGCGGGAACGTCCTTTGCTGCCAATTCTTCTATTGTTCCATTCCAGTTTGGCGATGGAACGATCACGGAAACTCCTCCTTCGTTGTTTGGATAGATAATTCTTTTCATATTTTTATGCAAATACAATTGCACACGCATAGGTCGGATCGGCTGACGCAGCACCATTATTTACGCTATGGTTTACAAGTCCAACTTGTGAAGTAGAAAACGTGGTTGTGTTATATCCAGCAATATATGGAGATGTGTGCTGAACATTGATTGGATCATCTGCGCTATATAATACTGCATAATTTGTGTTTGACATTGCAACAGTAAAGTTCATTAGATAGTTCCCTATACCATTATCTGTTATAGAGCTAACATTAAATGAACTGCGAATTGCTACTGTTCCAGTACCATTAAAATTAACCCAAGCCTTTGCGGTTCGTGCAGCTACGTTGTTAGCTTCGGTTGTGCTTGTGGATAGTTTTGCAAATGTAATTGATCCATCCGCAGGAGTTGATGAGAAAGTTCCAGTTGTGGCCGATGTAATTCTTCCCTTCGCATCAACCGTCAAGAATGGGATCGCTGTTACACTTCCATAAGTTCCAGCCGTTGCTCCGCTTGTAGCAAGAGTGGCCGTACCCTGGCTAATCGTAAAGTCACCAGCAAGGGTAGTAGAAAGATTTGTAATTGTAGCAGTTGTACTGTTGAGCGTAGCAACTGTTCCAGATGTGCTGTTTAGCGCGGCAATCGTTCCAGACGTAAAGATTCCAGCCGTGCCAGTTGTAGTTCCAGCCGTAAGAGTTGGAATAACGGCCGTGGTAATTGTTCCAGTTGTAATCGTAGCAGCAGTCGATGTGGTTGTTCCAGCGGTAAGGCTGGGAATCGTTCCAGTAGTTATAGTCGCGCTGGTACTAACTGTGCGATTGCCAGTAGCCGTTCCATAGGTCAACGCACCAGTAAGGTTGAGGCTGGCAAATGTTCCAGCAGTAAGTCCGTCATCAAGAAGATTCTGAACTGTTACCTTCCGTGGTGCTAGAGAAGCATCAACGCTGTCTGGAGCGATGAGAAGCAAGTCAGCCGTACCAATGGTTGTGATCTCTTGCTGGTTCTTGATGATCGCAGAATTGACAAGCGCGGTATCAATAAGATTATGCAGGCCAGACGCAGTAACCGTGCCGTTGGTGGAAAAAGTCTGCTGACGATTGATTATGTTTGCCATATTAAGCTACCACCCTTATTGCTGTTGCGTAAATTGTGCCAGCAGGAATTGTTCCATGTGAAATTGTATCTGTATTAAGAATTGTGTATCTAACAACATTTGCGCCTTCAACCCTAAATTGGCTCATCATTCTTGCTCCTGCGGCGGGAACTCCAGCAGTACCAGAACTTGAACTAAGTGAAGTAAGTCCACCAAAAACAATATCACCAATCGCTGCGCCAGAAACTGTAAATGTTCCAGTTGTTATATTTGATCCACTTGTTATTGAGTCAAGGTCTTGAAGTGTTGCGCCAGTAAATGCAGCAGTTCCATAATTAAATGCCGTGACTCCACCAGTAGAGCCAGTAATCCTAGCTGTTCCAAATGTAGCAGAAGCAATCGTTGATACGTTTACCGACTCAGTGCCAATCGTGGCAGTACCAGTAGAGGCAGTAAAGCTTGTTCCAAATGTCGCTGGGCCAGATGCAAATAGCGTGCCAATCGTAGCCGTGCCAGTAGACGCTGTAAGGCTTGATCCGAAGGTAACAGCACCAGTAAGGATTGATGCTCCGTCGACAGCAAACGATCCAGTGCTTTTTACGCCAGTAGTAGATAGCGATAGAGCCGAAGACGTGTCATCTCCATCAGTAACAACCTGCAACGAACCATCAAGCCCACCAGTGGTGAATGTCTTGAGAATCTGTGCGTAGCTACTACTAATCGTCTGTGTTCCAAGTGTGGGCATTTAGTCTCCTAGTTAGAAAGGCGGTTTTTAAGGACATCCCAGGCCATTGAGCAAGCAAGCCCTATCAGCCCAGCTACAGCCAGAACCTTCGTCCGAAGGTGTTCTAGCGCACCTAATCTATTAGCAACATCCCCGTGGAAAGCAAGTGACCTTTCGACCATCGAGTACAGGGTCATCTGGCGTTCTTCCATGCGAACCAAACGCTCTGACACGCTAGAGACTTTCTCTCTAAGATCCGCTACCTCATCAAGACTCATGGTTTAGTAGCCCCAAGGTCAGATGCAGCACCCATATCTGAATATACAGGAAGCGGGTTATTGTCAGCCTTGCGTGGCGAGCAGGATGCAAAAGCAAGGCAGAGGATGACTAGCGGAATGTTCATCAAGCTGCGGTGATGGTGATGGATGGTGACCAGCCAGTTGTGGGGATGTAATTGGGGTTAGTCGATGCGTTATCCACAATGTTTAAGATGTTAAACACATCATCTCCAGGGTCATATGCTGCCTCTACAAGCCTCCAAGTTGCAAATGGAGTTTCTAGCTTTAAGTTAGAAAAACCAAGAGTAGCTGAAATTTCTGTTTGTGGTGGAATTAAAATTTTACCATAGTTTTCTGCAAGTTCATATGAATATGTTGCTCCAGAGTACACAAAAAGTTTTAATCCAGATAGAATAATTCCAAAACATATTTCTGGATTAACTTTCTTAACTGCCGTTCCATTGAAAGTTGCGTTTCCAGATATAACCACACTTGCCGTACTCGCCACAGGAATCCCGCTGGGTGCGGCTCCGCCACCAAAGGGAAGTTTTCTTCCGTTGTTTAGTCCAATGTTAAGACTTAACGATGGCATAAAATAACAATGCAATCAATCGCCAAGGACTTGAACCTTTGGCGATGTGATTACTTGAATCATTAACCAGCTATGTAGCCGATCACTCGGCCAGTTCCAGCCGTGTAGCTGTTGAACTCGCCATAGATGATGTTGCCAGAGCCAATCGTAACGCCTGTCAGAGTACCATCATATTTACCGCTAATCGCGCTAAACGTGGTATCTGCAAGCATCTGGATTGCCCAGTAGCCAGCAGGAGCTGTTCCTTGCGTTCCTACGGAGAATCCGTATTGACCTTGGAATTTATCTAATGCGCGTGACATTAGCTGTGTAGCGCGATGCGATAGCTCGTGCCGTTAAGAGTCACGTTCAAGGACGCAGGGGCTGTTGCAACTGTGTTGACAGTGCCGCCGCTGGAGCTTGCCGTAAACTCAAGTACGTTTGCAAAAGGCGTACTATTGATGCGAATTGCTCTATTCTTTGCCTTTAATGGATTCCGCTTAAACTCATCACTCATTTTATTTTTCTCCTTAAAGTAGCACGTTTGATGCTATCTGGCGTGTACTGGCTTCTGAATCTACTGCCAAGCTTTTGTTCCTGGCGATAGTACCCCTTAAATAGATTTGTTTGATTGACTCCCAGCGGGTTGTCGAGGGGTTCGCCAACCCCCACTAGGCTCAATCTTTGCGGGACGGTGAATCGTTTAAGGTAACGAGGGACAGAGTCCCTTTCGGCCACAGCCTTTTCCAGTTCGACAACTTTCCCATTTCTGGAGTCCTCGTACTGGTAAATAGGCATATTAGCTATAGTTATTCTTATCCGATTCCTCGGCCATCTTCATCATCTTTTCCTCTTCGGACATTGAGTTTTCACCTTCGGCCATGTCTTCCGACTTGTCCTTGGATTCACTCTCGGTCATAGCATGTTCCACATTAACGTGGGCAACGCCATTCTCGATCATGTCAATTGTTCCAGAGAGTTCTACAGAATCACCTACTTCTGGCGAAACATTCTCACTTCCATCGTTCATCTCGAACTTGGAAATAGGAAGCATTACCATTCCAGATTTTAACATTTTATTCATAGGTTTTTCAGATGAGGAAGAGGCTGGGGAGGTTTGACCCTCCCCAGCTTTCCGAGGACTCATAGCGATTACTAGAGTTCCCATTTAATTATTAGCTATAGTTGGACTTCGCAACGATGACTCGGAAGAACCGAGTATCAAGTTGTTTAGCCGCGTAGAACGTCTTGAAGGACGCAACAACGCGCTGTCCATAAGGATCGCTCTTATCAGCAGCATCAAGGATCGTGACCTTCGGAGCGAAGGGCGAGCCAGAGGCGGCCAATGAGGACAAGCTAGGAACACCAAACGCGCCACCACCGAGGAGGACGTTGGCATAACCAGTGTTAACACCAGTTGTTCCTACGCTGTTTTCAGCGATACCAGAGGCAGAGGTATTGAAGGTCTGGACGTTGGTCGAAGAGATGACCGACACGCCAAACAATTTACCAGTCTCACCTTTGAAGATTTGGTCGGGGGCAGAGTAGCTCGACACCTTCAACCAATCATCGTCCTGTTGCAAGTCACGGATAACGGCAGGATGCGCAACAAGCGCGTAGCCGTCCTTGATCTTGGGAGCGCGGCTGATGAACAACGAAGTCGCACCATCGAGCAAGTCGGTGGCGGTCATTGCGCTGTTAGCAACTGACGAGGTAGCCCAGGTCGTGCCGTTAGTGCTGTTCTGAGCATAACGGGCATACGATTTGGTGGCTACGCCAGTACCAGTGCTGGTCGAGGAATCCTGCACCAACGCGCGGTGACAGAGTGTGTCAGCGTGGAGGGCAGCATCTTCGCCTAATTGTTTAGTGGCCTGGGCAAGATGAGAAAATAGCTCTGTAGCGAGCACGACATCCGTGAGGATGATTTTGCTTCCATATTGCACCAGGGTTGCTTCCACTGAGGACAACGTGAGATCACGCTCGTCACCAGAGGATGGGGTTGTTCCTTCCGATAGGGAGGAGATCGCAGAGATGCTGGGATCACCGAAGCGGAAGAACCGAATCGTTTTGTTTCCACCCGTTTTGGTCGGGTAGGGGGCTTTCATTGCGAATTGCTCCATTTGGAGCAATGGGATTGCACG